TCGTTAATAAGTGTTTTGAATATTTCATACTGTCCCTTTGAGGCAGTTAGCTGTGTCCATATATCGAGCCATTCCCCATAATGTTTATCAATAGGCTGTCCTCCGATTTGTATCTCAACAGAGTCTATTAATCTTAGGCCTAATTTAGGAATATTAACTGTATTACTCGAAACCTCGAATACGATATACATATTCCTTAATAAATCTCCTTTTTTGTCTAAAATACATTTAATTGTTTTCCCAAATGTTTTATTACCTTCGAAATATTGATAAAACCACTCTACACCAAAGTTACAATATTGATTATATACGTGTTTAAAAAAAGATACTTTTGGATTTCCACACATTTTTTTATTTTGAGGCCCTACAGCCATTAATTGAATTAATCCACCTCCCATTAAATATATATATTATAAATTTATAAATTTCTTTATGTAAATAAATATTTATAAATTTAGTTGCAATATGTTAAACCACCCATTCCACACGTAATACTAAGTATATTATAATTAACTGCAAAGACGGTTAAACTCCTATAAGCAGGGGGTATATCGTTTCCAGTTGTAGGTTTATAGTAACACGGAGCCGAAGTAATTGTAGAACTGGAACCACAACCACCGCTACTCGAAGAACTATTATAAAAAGTTAAATCCAAAACAATATTATCAATTCTTGAAAAATTACATGTTCCAGATGGCCGATGTTCTTCTGGTTTTAAAGCGAAGGAGTAAAGATGTATAGCTTCACTTGGTATTGATGAGGCCGTAAATTGTGAATAATTTTTATCGAAGGCGACCGAATCACCTGAAAATAAAGTTTCAAATAAATATTTCATAGAAGTACCTGAATGATGTTGATATCTTTGGGCGACTGTAAAGTAACTTCCATTTCTTTCACGGAACCTATCTTTACCGTTGAGTTGTATTAATGCTGTTTTCGCAACTTCAAAGGTTCGATTATTGGTTAATGCTGACGAGCATGCGCCAACAGATGTATTATCTATAAACCAAATTAATTCTTTTACTGGGTGATTAAAACGGAGAGGAACTGTCACCCTTTCTGAATTAGTTGATATTGACTTTGGTCCAAGGGTTTGAACTTGTTGAAATAAATATTCATGTTTAACTTTTGCGAATTTTCTTCTTTCTGCTGTATCTAAGAATATATAATCAGCATAAACTTCTAAATCCTCTATAATATTTGGTTCTGCCGGAATAACTACTTCATACTTTTCTCCAGAAAGATCTTTACCTGTTATATCTATTGTAAAGCCTTTTTGAATATCAGTCAAATATTTAGAAGTTGTCAGAGAAAAATTTAATTTAACTTCGTGATATTGAAGCGCGATGAGTGGTAATGCCAGTCCAGGATTATCGCAAAACCAAAATTTTAATGGAAGATACACATCTCCATCGGTAAAAAGGTCATATTTACTATTAATTCGGCTGGATTTACCAAAAAGCATTTGATTAAGCGTAAGTTTTTTATCTAAAGGCTCGCATAAATCTGTCCATATATTAAGCCAATCCCCATAATGTTTGTCTATAATTTGTCCTCCGATTTCTATTTCCACATAATCTAGAAAATTATAACCTTCTGATGGATAATAAAATTTTAAAGTGTCTCGTGTGCATCCACTTAAATTTCCAGATGGTATGGACTTGGTACCCGAATGGCTCATGCCCCCGCGGTCAGTATATATTGTATTAAAGGCGATGTCTGGTAATTTAAAAGCTTTTCTCTTAATAACAACATAAATATTTTTTACTAAATCTCCATTACGTCCTATAGTAACTGCGAATTTAGAGCCCTGTTTTAAAGTGCCTACTGTGTTTTGTAAAATAGATTCTACTGCAAAATTAGTGTGTCTCTTATAAACTGCTCTAAAATAAGTCATTTGTGGATTTCCTGTTAAATAAACATCTTGTGCGCCGCTAGCTATTAATTGCATTAGAGCTCCACCTCCCATAATAATTAATATACAGTGATATTATTATTAGATAAAAATAACTAATATAAAAATGTGTTTTTCTATATAAGTTAGTTTCTAAAAAAGAATTTAGTTAGAGTATGCGAGACCGCCCATACCGCTCATGATTCTGAGAACGTTATAGTTGACCGCGTATACATCTAATACTTCGGAGGCGGAACCTATTTTATCGACATGTAAAACAGCGTTGTCAATTCTTGAGAAATTGCAGGTGCCTGATGGTTGATGCTCTTCTGGTTTGAGTGCGAAGGAATACATGTAAATATCTCCAGCATTAACGCAAGGCAAGGGCCCCTTCGCGGAGCTCGCGGTAACGGATGAACCAGAGTGGTGTTCGTATCTTTGAACGGTTCTGAAGTATTCACCAGTTCTTTTTCTAAAACGGTCGTGACCGTTAAGTTGTAAAAGAGCAGAGCAGACATTTCCGGCGCCGTCGGCGGCATTACAGCAAGAACTACCAGCTAGTCTGGATTGCCAGATAAGTTCTTTAACTGGGTGGTTAAATCTAAGTTCTGTTTGGACACTCTTGTCGAACTGAACACCGTTGTTGTATTGAACTTGTTCAATAAGGTATTCGTGGCTGACTTGAGCGAATCGGCGTCTCTCGTCGGTATCGAGGAAAATGTAATCGCACCATACTTCAGCGTTAAGTTTGGTCGAATTAAGAATCGGAGCGGACCCACCTACGGCAATAGCTGTGATCGCGCCGGTGGTGACGGTGAGCGTAAGCGTGAGGTTATTTGTCTGATCAGTTCCACCAACAAGACCCCCGGGAATTATGACGGTCTCTCCATCCACAAAGCCTCCGCCGTCTACGCTTACAGTGGCGGTCACAGCAGAACCACTATTCTTAACTGTTATCGTGGTGCCGGCCAAGTCGCCAGCGCCACCCGCTGTGTAGAGGACACCGACCGCATCGAGCGTGATATCATCGCTTCTAGTTTTGGTTTTAAGACTGTTGCACATTTTAATATTTAATTTGACTTCGTGGTATTGAAGGGCAATAAGCGGAAGTGCTAATCCAGGGTTTCTGCAGAACCAAAATTGAAATGGAACGACGGTAATCCCTTCACTAGCGGCGGTACCAGCACACCCACAGTCCTCCGCATCACATAACATAGTGTTTAACATAGTCTTTTTGTCTAATGGGTGAGTAAGGTCACACCATATTTTCATCCATTGTCCGTAATGTTTGTCGATAACTTGGCCACCAACTTCTACTTCAACGTAATCAACCATGTCGAAACCTCGTGAGGTATATGTTTCGCCCGCAGCTTTCGGATCTCTCTTAACCTGAAGGTATATACGGTGTAAGAGATCGCCGTTTCTTGCTATAGTTACTGAAACTTTGCTGCCATCACCAACGGAACCGTTGATGGTTTGTTCGATGGATTCTACTGCGAAGTTAGTGTGTCTTCTGTAAACTACCTTGAAGAAGGTGATTTGTGGGTTACCTGTAAGGTAAATATCTTGTGCGCCGTAAGCTACTAATTGCATAAGTCCGCCTCCCATTTTATTTATATATATAAGCAAGAAAATAATTTCGTGGAAATTAATTAATTAAATTAAAAAAACTAATATAAGACTTTATTAGGTTTTTTATAGTAAATTTAGCTTAGTTAGAGTATGCGAGACCACCCATACCGCTCATGATTCTGAGAACGTTGTAGTTGACTGCGTATACATCTAATACATGGGTTGCGGTGCCTCCAGTAAGATGTAAAACGGCGTTATCGATTCTTGAGAAATTGCAGGTTCCTGATGGTTGGTGCTCTTCTGGTTTGAGGGCGAAGGAATACATGTAAGCGTGACCGGCATCTACGTGGGGGTTGGTGGTGCCTTGTGCTCCAGTGTGGTGTTCGTATCTCTGTACTGTTCTGAAGTATTCGCCAGTTCTTTTTCTAAAGCGGTCGTGTCCATTAAGTTTTAATAATGCGGTGCATACATTTCCGGAGCCGTCGGCGGCATTACAGCAAGAACTACCAGCTGCTCTGGATTGCCAGATAAGTTCTTTAACTGGGTGGTTGAATCTAAGTTCAGTTTGAATGTCACCAGTAAAGCCGACACCGTTGTTGTATTGAACTTGTTCGATAAGGTATTCGTGGCTGACTTGAGCGAATCTACG